GAGATGATGTCCTTCAGTGGGCACAAGAGCCGTGCTAGTCTCACGCCTTACACTAGGATCAGCGTGGAGCAAGCTAGGAATGCAGCAACGAAACGTAACTTTCAACTTAACGAATAGGAGTGTGAAGTGAAAAAGAAAACACCAACACATGACTTGAGTTGGTATATTAAGTGGTTGGCTACCTTCACAATTATTGTTGGTGCCGTGTTTAATTCGTTTGAGATCGTGCCTTACAACCTGTTCGTTATGGCTAGTGGAGTACTGCTTTGGTTACTGGTAGGTTTATTGTGGTTCGACCGTGCATTAATTGTGTTGAACACAGCCATACTTGTGATATACTTCAGTGGCATTATAATGCACTTCAGTTATAGGTAGGGACATGTCTTTACAAACTACATTGGATCAACTCACACTCAGCATGGACACTTCCCATCGTGGGGATTGTCCAGCGTGTGGTGGGCGTAACACCTTTACTGTAACCAGAGGCATAGGAGGTATACTATATAACTGTTATAAGAATACTTGTAGGTTATCAGGTAAGTCTGATAGACCTATCACGATAGCTGACTTGAGTAACATGAAAGAAAATACTAAGCGCAAGGACGCTGTGTTCTTTGAACCTGATCATTGGACAAGGACACATCCCTCCATGAATACTTGGCTCAAGCAATACGACTTGAATGCCAAGCGTGTCGATACTAGATACGATGTGAAGGAGGATCGTGTGGTCTTTCTAGTTAAGAAGGAAAGAAAAATTGTCGATGCAACTGGCCGTTATATTGGCAGAAATGTACAGTATGCCACAAAGTGGAAACGCTATGGCGAAACGCAAGTCCCTTATGTGTACGGTGAAGGTACAATTGCGGTGGTGGTGGAGGACTGTATCTCGGCGGCAGTAGTTGGTGAGATGGAAAACTTAGTGGGCTTTGCTTTGTTAGGTACAAGTCTTCTTGACCCTTACATTGACTATCTCAAACCATACGCAAAGATTATTGTTGCCCTTGATCCTGATGCCAAGCGTAAGACATTGCAGATTACGGCTACACTTAGGACTACCTTTCCTGATGTGTTTGCATTAAACTTACATGACGATATCAAATATAGGTTGCCATTGGATATGGCTTATTTAGAAAGGTTTGCAGGATGAGTATGGAACTAGGCTTAATGAAGACGCTCTTGAACAAAGAGTTTTACGACAACAACAAAGTGTTTTCTCGACAAGGGGTGTTTCGTTCTAAAGAAACTAGATCAATCAAGAAGGTTCTTGATGATGCTATGTTTAAGTACAACGAAGACTTAGGTACCGATGATCTTGAGGCACTGTTCTTTGCAGCCAACCCTGTCCTTACATCTGCTCAGAAGGATGTGTTCACCAGTCTCTTTCAGAAGATTGGCGTACAGCAGCCACTGTCTAAGGAGGTAGCGCATGATGTGCTGACGCAGTTAAACCGTGAGGCTTCTGCTGATCAGCTTGCTGACCTATCGTTCAAGATATCTAACGGCGAGATCACTTCCTTGCATCCTGTTCGAGAGTTCATTGATCAACACGCTGACAACTTTACTCCCACCATGCGAGTAGACTTTGAGCAAATTGACATTGATCATCTAATTAAACGCAGTGATCTGGAGTTTAGGTGGACTATCAATATTCCTACGGTTGCTCAAATGATACCGGGCATTAATGGAGGACAACTTATCGTCGCTGCTGCTCGACCTAACACCGGCAAGACAAGCAGCCACGCCAGTCTATGTGCTGGTCCGGGTGGGTTCATGGAGCAGGGTGCAAAGGTAATGGTGCTGGCTAATGAAGAGGGCACAACCCGTGTAGCTCAGAGGTACCTTACAGCATGTACTGGCATGGACGTAAAGACTATAGACAACAACCGAAAGGAAGCTGATAAGCGGCTTGCAAAGGTAAAAGAAAACCTGAAGATAACTGATGCTACAGGTTGGGACTTAGACAGGGTGGAGGGTGTAATCAAAGCCTATAAGCCTGACATTGTGATTGCTGACATGGCTGACAAGTTCTTACCCGGAGGTACCTTTACCGCTGGGCATGAGCAACTCAAGGCTACATACATTCGCTTGCGTATCCTTGCTAAGGAATACAACACGGCTGTCTTTGCCATGTCTCAGTTGTCTGCTGAAGCAGAGGGCAAGGTCAACGCAAATATGTCCATGTTGGAGGGATCAAAAACAGGTAAAGCATCTGAGGCTGACCTCTTGATTTGTATCACTGGCAACCCCACATTTGATGGACAAGAAGATGAGGACTTTACTAGGCACTGGTGTATAGTTAAGAACAAACTTACAGGTAGGCATGGTAAAGTTTCCACAATGCTTGACCCTATAACAGCGAGGTATGAAGCGTAATGATTTTAACTATAGACATAGAGAACACTGTATGTCGTTCGCCTGAAGGTAAGCTTATGCTTGACCCTTTCACTAAAGGTAATGAGCTAGTGTTAGTCTGTGCGAAGAAAGACACAGGTGAAGAGTATCACTTTTGGTTTAATCACAAGGAGGTAGACACTGACGTAAAGGATCATGCTGCTCTTCAAGAACTACTTGATGATGCCAGCATGTTGATCTGTCACAACGCCCAGCATGAATTGATCTGGCTGTGGGAATGTGGCTTTAAGTATGAAGGCTCAGTGTTTGATACCCTGCTCGTGGAGTACGTACTTCAACGTGCTGTAAAGCAGCCACTGTCTCTTGATGCCGTAGCAGAACGGTACAGCTTGGATAATCAGAAGATGAGTACTCTGTCTGAGTATCTAAAGAAAGGTACATCTGTTGATGAAGTTCCCAAGGATGAGCTACTTGAGTACTGCTTACAGGATGTACGCACTACGCAGGAGTTGTCCAATGCTCTTCGCAAGAAGATGTTCAAGGAAGAGTATGCTCCACTACACGCTATCATTGATCTAACTAATGACATGTGTGTTCTACTTGCTCGCGTCTATCAACGTGGCTTTAAGGTTAACCTTGATGCCCTTGAGGAAGTTCGTAAGGAGTTCACAGAAGAGCGTGATGTACTGGTGAAGTCCCTTGAGGAGCAGGTGCATACTCTTATGGGGGATACACCTATCAACCTATCCTCACCAGAGCAATTGAGCATGGTTATCTACAGCCGTAAGCCTAAAGATAAATCTACTTGGTCCGGCATGTTTCCTAAGTACACAAAGAAGAAAGAGTTCTACTCCCTAGTAGAAAAGCACAGTGACATTATCTACAAGACACAAGTCTTTCAGTGTACCCTATGTCAGGGTCGTGGGTATTCGTTTCCTAAGAAGAAAGATGGTAGTGTGGGTAAGGCAAAGCGACGGTGTACTAAGTGTGACACTGCCGGTGTTATCTTTGTACCTAACACTCGTGTTGCTGGCCTTAAGTTCAAGGCTAGTGGTAGTTCTTTCATCGCTGCTCATGGGTTCAAGACAGATAAAAGAACACTAGAGTTCCTTGAAAAGGTTGCCATCAGTAACAATATGGAAACTGCTAGAGACTTTCTGTTCAAGGTACGCAGGTTATCTGCCCTTGATACGTACATCTCTGCGTTTGTTGATGGCATTCAAACCTTTACTAAACCTGATGGTAGGCTACACGTTCGCATGACACAGCACAGAACTAGTACTGGTAGGTTGGCATCTGACTCACCTAACCTACACAACATGCCACGAGGTAATACATTTCCTATAAAGAAAGTGTTTACTTCTCGTTGGAAAAATGGTACAGTTCTTGAGGCTGACTTTGCTCAGTTAGAATTTAGAATTGCAGCAGAGTTAAGCAAGGACGCAATAGCTATGGAGGAAATACTTACGGGCTTTGATGTTCATAGTTACACAGCCGATGTCATTACAAAGGCTGGACAAGAAACTACTCGGCAACAAGCTAAGGAACATACCTTTGCTCCTTTGTTTGGTGCCACTGGCTTTGGAAGGACACCTTCTGAGGCTGCGTACTACGAGAACTTCTTAGTTAAATACAACGGTATCGCATCATGGCACCGTGAACTTGCGACTGAGGTTATGACACACGGCTATGTAACAACACCTTCTGGTAGGCAGTTTGAGTTTCCAAACACAAAGCGACTGCCATCTGGTAAGATTACAAACTTTACAATGGTTAAAAATTACCCCGTGCAGTCATCAGCCACAGACATTGTGCAGACTACGTTACTCTTGCTCGAAAGAAATATGCGGTTGAAAAACCTCAAGAGTATTCTAGTCAACAGTGTGCATGATAGTGCAGTGATTGATGTGTGTCCTGACGAGGAAGAGATCGTAGTTAAGACGGTGGAGGAAACAATAACTCAGTTGCCTAACGAAATGTTCCGTAGGTTTGGTATGGAGTTAGATGTGCCTCTTGAACTAGAACCTAAAGTAGGAAAAAATTGGATGGAGATGCAAGATATGACTTGATAATCTGTAATAAATGAGTATAATGGTGTTCCTTTTTACAATCAGAGAAAGAAAATTAAATGGATAACGTAGTTGCACTAGACCCTACCAATAACTTTGATAGTATGGCTGAAGCAATGGGCCTTGCTACCAAATCATATGACTCTAACGAGTCTACTGGATCATCCCTTGCAAGGCTTCGTATCTGGCATCAGTCGATCATGGGCACTGAGCAGGTCAAGGGTAAGACAAGGCAGGTTGAGGTTGTACCCGGAGGTACGTACCGTTTGCAAGATTCAAATGGTGACTTCATCTATGCTGAGAAGATTTCTTTCAAGCCTTTCCTTCAACAGTTTTTCTACAGCCGGTACGTTCCTTACGTTAAGCCGGATGAGCAAGGCCGTAAGGGTAAGTTTGTAAAGTCAGTAATGGTGGGGCAGTCACAGTTTGGCCGTGACGATCTCATCGACAATGCAGGTACAGTTAACTGTGGCCGTCCTGCAGGATACATTAAGAACTGGGGTGACCTACCAGAGGCACAACAGAAACTAATCATGTCAGTTAAACGAGTGCGTGCTTTGTTGGGTACTGTTACACTACATGATGCAGTGGACAACACTGGGGAACCAGTCACAGTCCAAGAAAATACTCCTGTTATCTGGGAAATTGATAACAAGGATGCTTTCAAAACTATCGGACAAGCTATTGATAAGTTCGCTAGTAATCGTAGGCTGCTTCCGCAGCACACACTTGAGCTAACTACTTCAGGTGATCAGATGGCTAATGGCAATATGATCTTTAAGCCTGTTGTAGATGTAGACTTTACCAAGACCTTGCCTCTTGGCGATGAAGAGAAAGGTTTGTTTACTAACTTTAAAACTTGGGTACAAAATGTAAATCAGGGCGTGAAGAAAAGTCACGATCTGAAAGCTTCAAGTAAGATGTCTCAAGAAGATGAAGATACTGTGAATAGTTTCATTGATATTACTGATGCGTCAGAGATTGCGTAGGTACAATGGAACACCCAGCAGAACTAGCCGTACATAGTTATCTAGAACAGGTAACTACAAACAAGAAAACTATGTCGGAGGAGAACATTCGGAAGATTGCTGATGACGTAGCTAAGTCTTTACGTAGGCAGTTCTGCGAACGTAGAGGGGGTACGGGGGGATTTACCCTCCGTGCCTCCAACGTGGGTAGACCTGCTTGTCAGCTATGGTATCAGAAGAACAAGCCTGAGAAGGAAGCACCACTACACACCACCTTCCTAGTTCGTATGGTATTTGGTGACATGGTTGAGGCTTTGTTTAAGGGTCTGCTCAGAGAAGCGGGGGTTAATTACAAAGAACCCAAGCGTGTTCAAGCCACCATAGGTGACACAGAAATCTCTGGTGAGTATGATCTGATTGTTGACGGTGCAGTGGATGATATTAAATCTACTAGCCCGTGGTCATACAACAATAAGTTCACAGACGGTAAGAACATTGAGAAGGATGATCCCTTTGGGTATGTAGGTCAGCTTGCTGTGTACAGCACTGGAGCTAACGTGCCAGCAGGTGGCTGGTGGGTTATCAATCAGGCTAGTGGGCAGTTCAAGTATGTTGCCTACGAAAGTGACACTAAAGAAGTTGTGCAGAAGCTGGCTGATACAGCAGATAAAGTTAACTCAAATAAGTTTGAGCGTTGCTTTAAGCCTGAAGCAGAGTTCTTTAGAAGTAAACCCACGGGTAACTATAAGTTAACTAGACAGTGTTCCTTCTGTTCTTTTAAACAAGATTGTTGGAAGGGTGCTATCTCAGAAGA